CGGCAGTCCGCTCTCGCTGATCACAACGTATCCATTCCCGGTCGCGCCTTCGCATTGGAATCCCTCCAACTCGGCGAGTTGGCTCTTGAGAATGGCGATCGTATCGGCTTTGGCCTTCAACATCTCGCCTTCGGTGTATTGCTTAGTCATATCGGCTCCTGGTTGTTTCTGTTGCGTTTGACTTCGGATGATGCGGAACCTATTTTGAGTCAGAAGTGCGCCAGAGTCAACGTACACTGGCGCTTTGATGATCAGAACGAAAGACAAAGAGGCTTGCGCGCACGTCCTTCGGCAACGGCGAGTGACATGTCATTCTTCTGACGGTCGGTCATATCGCCTTTGAGACCGTGCGTCGCGAAGTAAGCCGGAACCCATTGATCGAGGACGACCTGACTCGTCTCGTACACACAAATGCCGGTGGCGCCGTTTTGCTTCATGTTGGCAACTTCCCAGTCCTGGATTCCCAGGCGGTACTGCTCCTCTTTGGTCAGCTTCACTGATGAATCTCCTATCAAGGATAAACGAAATCGAACTGCCGGCCGTCCTCATAGAACTCACGGACGGTGACTGCGAAGTCGGACGCACGCCAGATCGCGGCGATGCGCATTGCGGCTTGCCTGCAGCCGGAAGGGCCGTTGTGATCCGCAGCAGAGAACGTGCGCTTTTGCTCTTGCCCATTCTTCATGGCGTGGACGCGCACAGATGTGACGACGTTGCTCATACGGACACCTTTTCCATCGGGCAGGCCGTCTCAGGTTGCAGGCCCATGTGCGCCATTCCGCACACCACGGCTTTTCGGTCATAGTTCGATGCGAGCATCATGCCACACCGCTTGCAGCGCCAAGCCTCATCCAACTTCAGATCGATCGACATTGCATCATCGATCTCACGACTTCCCAGATTGGCGATGGCGAACAGGATGGCGCAGGCCACAGCCATTCCTGCGAAGAATATCCCGAAGGCGAGCGCCAACGATCCAAGGTTCACCATTGTCATATGTCTAGCTCCAATTGTTCGATTGGCATATCAGGCCACTCCCAGCAGCCCTTTATGCTGTTTGCTTTCCAATGTGCCACCTGCATATTGTAATCGACGTGCAAGCCTGATACTACCTGGACACCGCCAATTTTGCCGATGAGCGGAACAACGTGGTCCACGACATGAAGCTCTCCGGTCTCTCGCGTTAGGCGCCTCGCCTCCTTGTACAGCGCGGCAATTGCCTTGCGGTCAGCCCAAGGTGGTGTCGCGCGACGCTCATGGCCCCGTCTTATAACGCCTTCCTTCCCCTTCGGACGGACCAAGCCTCGGCGCTTCTCCACAGGCGCGAAGAGCGGGCCGTGGCACCAGCCGCTGATGAGATCGAGGTTCATAGTTCAGCGGATTACCAGAGTCAGGTTGCGCTGCAGCCTTCCAGAGATCATATGGATCAGCGCCACAGCTTCGACCGCAGACAGGTCGATCCAAAGCTCGCCATCGTCACCGTAGAACTTCAACCGAACTCTGGCAAGACTTTCGCCTTCGCCAGCAGGAGCGAACGCCGCAGTAACATCAACATTGACCTGCTCCGACTTCTCAGGCCTCTTGCAAAAACGCTTGTGGGCTTTCATTCTCGAACCTCTCAATATCCGGATCAATCCAATAGTCATCGTCACCATACTCGCGCTTCGATCCGTCCACGCGATACCAGCAGCGCAACGAACCGCGCCGATGCATGGCACCAGTCATATTCCCAGCCCAGCTATACCCACAGCACATGCAACCGAGCGAACGATTCAGCGCCGTCCTCCGGTTCATCCATCCGTCGACGCGAAAGATTGGAACTCGCAGCCCGCGTATCGTCACATAGCGCTTGCCGCAGACTCTGCACTGTGGAACGATTTTATACGCGTCTGGATGTTGCGGCAGAACTCTGCGCGTATCGCAATGGCGGCAGCGGCAGTGAATTCTAGGCACGATGTTGTGCTGACTGATCTTTGTCTTGTCGCCCACCAGACGCGCACCATTGACCTGCCATGAATGGCGCAATGACAAACAGCAAGAACAAACGCCATTCCATCACAACCTCCTCCACTTCACACATTCTTCCCAAATGCGCCTGTCGAGTTCAGTGGCGTGGTGAATGGATCGGCTCCACCCATTGTCATGAATGAACGTGCATCCGCCCATGCACTGGATGCCGTGCCAGCCGCCTGCATGGGCGGATGTGATCTCGCACAAGGCAGTGGAGCCGTCATTGTAGCGCACGAGCGTGCCTGGGTGAAGTTCTTCGGCCGTCGCGCGCTCGCCTCGTATCGGGTTGTTCACGTATTCATCTATCGCACTCATTTCTGATTCCTTTCTGATTGTTCAGGCCTGCGAACGAAATCTACCTCGTTTGGATGGACGAAAGACGCACACAACGTGCGCTTGTTCATGATGAAGATAAGCGAACGCGCCGGGAAGACGCAAAGGACTTCGCACGGCGCGTCTTCATGCTTGACGATGTCGCCTGGGCGCAGGTCAGAACGGGATTGCTTCGTCATCGATAACAACAACTTCGCCGCCTGCCAGCTTCTCCGATCGTTCTAATAGCATGATGCCAGCCGAAACCCTGTCAGACACCAAGTTGAACTTCTCCATCACCGCTGCGCCCAGATCGATGCCGAGTTGCGACATGGCCAGATCGAGATAGATGATTGCGTCAGCGGCTTCGCGCTGAATCTTCAGCAGCACATCGTTCGGTAGATCGCGCAAGCGGCCTTCGTCCAGGCAATCCTTCACCTGCTGTCCATAGTCGCCGCGTGCTGCCTTCTTGAGCTCACCGGAGAGCTCACCGCACTCGCCATAGAACGCGTTCATCCAGCGATCGATGGACCAGTCTGACCCGTCCGGCTTGCTGTGCGCGATGTTTCCACGGCGATCACGGAAGCGCGGCAAACGCATCAAGTTCGCCTCGCGCAAAGCTGCGAATGTAAGCTTGTTCATACTGGTTGAATCTCCTTCAATGTCACAAACAGATCATACAGCGGAGGCCCGGTGAGCGATGAAGCTTGAACCAGGTTGTGTTTCACAGCCACCACGACGAATCTGCGATCGAGCAGCGTCACCGTATCTGTGCCGCTTTTCAGCGCGACGATTGCGTCTTCACAATGATTCAAAGACACACGGCCGAAGTACACTGTAGCGAGGAGTGATTGCGTCCACATCATATTAATCACCGCTCCTCCAGCGAGAGCGCCGAGATCAGACCGTTGCTGAGCTTTTGCAGGTGGACGATTTCATTCTCAAGTGACTTGATGTACGACACGGCGTGGCGCAGAACACGCTTCTCGTCGCTGTTGGCGAAGTGCGGATCAGCAGCGAAGTCTGCAAGTGCCTTGCACACGTGCACCGGCTTCGCGAGATCAGGGTGCGGACAGTTCGCCTGATTGAAATCGAAGTTCATCGGCCAATCTCCGGCACGCGGTTGTAGTTCTCCAGAACGCAATTGCTAAAGTCGTCCGCTGCCCATTGGGGTGGATTTTGAATGTTGACGTTGTGCGCCGTCTCACCGCGCTGATACGCCAACAACTCGTCCTCCAGGACGTTGATCGGGTTGCGATACCGAGGATCGTCGCTGATGTTCAGACGGTCGACCTTACGCGTAACAAGCAACTCCAAGATGTGGTGTTGCGGACCGTTTAGCGCATTGATCAACTGCACGAGAGCCGGACCGCTTACGACGACTCGGTCAGGAATCGGATTCTTCAGATTATTCGACATCGATAGGACTCCTGCGGTTGAATGTGAAAATGGCGCGCAATCCAGTGTAGGACGCGCGCCATTCAAACGAACGGACTACGGGTTAAGTTTACCTCAGTGCTGTGGCCCCGTATGCTACACAGCACCGGACTCCCGCAAGATGTCATCTTCGCTTTTTAACTTGCCTTCGTGGTCGATCCACGCAACCTCCTCGCCTTTCTGGATGGACACGGCGCATCGTTTCGTCTTAACGTTCGCGACGATCGAGCGCGCGACCCAGCCTTGCTCGCCTGCGACGCGGAGAGCTTCGGCTTGGGCCACGGTCATGTATCGGGGTGCAGCTGCACGGATGCGCTTTTGTTGCGCGGTCTTGGTCTTGCTGCGAGCGGTTGGGACGGAAAGAGCTTTGAGCGCTTGGTTTGCAATAGTCTGAGCAATCATCATGAATCTCCAAAGGTTAGATCAAAGGAATTAATGCACCTTTAGTATAGATGATGATTGCGCGCACGAGTGGTACACCAACTGTCAAGTACGATCAATTGGTGCGCGAGCCAACTTATAATGTACGGACTACTTCAGACTTTCGGCGGAGCGAGGCTGCTGCTTATGATGGCGAGGGAGATTTCGGCGAGAAGATGGTTGACCAGCGAGCCCCGGCAACCGCGCGGCAGTGTCGCCAGCGACAAGAGCCCTTGAGCTATCTTTGACATTTCGGTCTCCTTGGTTCGAATGCCAACTTACTTTGGCATTGATTATATCATAGGTCAAATCCGTGGAAATAAAAGCGGAACAAACAGGGCCGCACCCTGCCAGTGTACGAGTGTGGACAAAAAGAAGCCCGCGAGTGAGCGGGCTGAGTCTGGAGCCAGAGAATTTTTACAAATGACCGTTACACAGGAGCGTCGGCGCCTCCGCTTACATCGATCGACCATACCGTGCCGAGCGCAACTTGCATCGCGCGGTGAAGCGAGTTCCGAAAGTCGTCGAGCGCCGCATGCTCATCCGCACTGAGCTCAGAGTGCAGCTTGCGCATCTCCATCACCTTCATCGACAAATCGGCCTCGTGCCAGCTGAGCAGCCACTCCTGGTAATTGTCGCTACTGCACAATTCGAAGCTGTTCTTGAGGCCGTGGACCCATCCGCCGACGCGACTGAGACTCCGGCAGGCATGGTCATAGTGCGCCTCGCTGATGGCCATTAAAGCCTTTACGAGCGTCCTGTTGAACTTGATTCTGAATGTCGGCTTTCCATGCACTGTGATCTTCATTAAGCGATCCTATCTGTGGTTGGGAAGAAGTCGTTCAGAACTCGGACGAAACGAAGGTGCTGGTTGGCACGCGATCGGTACTCGCCAGAAAGACGCTCGCGATCCGCCACAGACTTCGGCAGAACGCAGATCGACATGCGCCTATCAACGTCGTTCGCGCGCTTCGAGTAATCCAGGTACTGCGAGTAGTGCCACTTCCGAAGATCGCGCAGCTGGTCCAGGTTGCCGAGCAGCAAAGGCGCCTCACGCTCGTTCGGACTGTACAGAGCATCGTTGATCGACTCGGCGAACGGGAGCGCTCGTATAACGTCCTTTGCCTCTTCGATCGCGGCCACGGAATCCTTGTGGCCGGCTATGCGCATCCTAGAAATCGCGACATTCAGTCGGCTGAACAGCGTGCTACTTGCCTGCTTCATGTCCTTGTTGTTCCGTCTGAGTTGCAGCAGTTATGAGGATAGTAAATCGGTTTGATGAATACGCCAAGGACTCGCTGAAGAAGAAGTCCGAGCGCGCCACCGATGACGGCCAGCAGCAGGAAGCTGTCCATCTTGGTAAGGAGTTCGATGCAGGTCATAGTCTACCTCAGTGAGTGATTGCCCGCCGTAGCGGGCGCGGTGGTTAGACGCGGAAATGTTTAAATCCGTACTTGATCGCCACAACAATGCTTTCGGTGTGCCATCCCGATTTACGCGCACGCTTCGCGAATACCTTTGCACGGCGCGATGCATAGCGCTCAATGTTCATCAGTTTTTGGTATGCGTTCTTCACCATCATCCCCATCGAGTGAGCCGGGACTGCCCGGCGTGGTGGTTATTTGGTGCTGCGCGGCATCTTCCATTTCGCCGCATCGGCTGGGAATCGCTCGTACTCGATACCGTTTTCGATGAATTGCTCCCAAAGAACTTTTTTCGTGATCGCGCAGCCAACGCTTTTTGCGTCCGCCTTTACTTCTTCGTAGAGCGTCGCGAATTCTTCTCGTGCCTGCTGTTCGGTATTCATCGTCATTCCCCTTCGTGTTGCGTTGTCGATATGAAGAATCATACGCCACTTAAACAAAGTGAGCAAGATTTTTCTATCACTCAACTGAATCGATTGAGAGCCGAACCGAAGTCCGGCCTCAGAGAGGAAGTTACTCGGCGTCGATCTGGACGATGGAGAAGACGTACTTCTTACCGTTATGCTCGAACGTCTCGCTGCCACCGTTCTTGCGGTGCGCTTCTTTGAGCTTCAGGCGGAAGCGGATGTGCTTGTTATCCGGGAGTCGGTTGGCGCGGAAGGCGTCGCGCGTCGATTTGTACTGGCCGATGACCTTACCGTCCAGCTTCACTTCCACGCCGTCGCGATGGAGGCGAGCTTTTCGAACTTCCGCATCCGCCCAAGTCGCCGCCACGCCTTCGGAGTTCGAGGCCTTCGCGGTGGAGCGCGAGGACGGCGTATAGTGCTGCGTTTGCGGCGAGCTTTGGATCGAGGACAGGACACTTTGCAGCGCGTTGAAAGCCGAACCGCCTTGCGCGGCGCGACGGCTCTCTTTCTCTTCGCGCTCCTCGTCGGTCTCTTCCGGCTCCTCTTCGTTCGCAACGGCGTCCGGGTGTACATTCGTGTCCGCTTTTCCGTTCGAAGGGGCCGGCGCAGCGGTTTCGGCGTCGATCTCTTCGAGCTTCGCGATCAAGTCGGCGACTCGCTTTTCAGCGGTGGCGCGATCGGCGAACTTTTTGATGATCTGGGCTTCATGGGAAACTTTTTGGACGTTCTCGTTGTAGAACGAGACGAGTTCAGCGGTCTTGGCTTCGGCGATGTTGATCGTTTGCATTTCGGGCTCCTTTCTGATTTCTTTCTGGGTCAGCGCTTGTTCGTCAGCGCATGAATAGGATTCTGAGGCATATCGTCACGTCCGTCAACAACTTTCTTCACTGACTGTGTGAAAAGATGGAAAAATATTTTTAATCGGTAGTCCAAGTCTGATAGTACATGGCCAGCCGCAGACGGCTAGAATACCCTGAACCAAATCGTTCACTGACCAAAGATGGCCCTGCCGCTTCGACACGACTACTTCTATGAACCGCCCCCGCCAACGGTGGCGTACTACGACGAAGCCAACCTGACGGTCACCAGGGCAATCAATGAGGTGCTGCGCTTCGGACGCGCGGCGAACGAGGAGAATGTGCGCGAGGACGCGATTGCCATCGCCCCTCCGATGTACTCGTTGAATCCGGCACTTCGATCATTTTGGTCCAGCCCAGGATATCGGTATCGCGTCCTGTACGGCGGACGGGGCTCGTCCAAATCGCACGATGCCGCTGGATACGCGGTGTTTCTCGCGGCCAACTACACGGTAAAGATACTCTGTGCACGCCAGTTCCAGAATCGCATTAGCGAGTCCGTATACACTCTACTGAAGGACAAGATCAACTCCAGTCCGTATCGAAGCGACTTTGAGATTCTGAAGACTTCGATACGACATAAGATCACCGGCTCTGAGTTCCTGTTCTACGGCATCGCGCGCAACCTCGAAGAGATCAAGTCCACCGAGGGCGTGGACATTCTTTGGTTGGAAGAAGCCCACTACCTGAACCAAGAGCAGTGGGAGGTAATCGAGCCGACGATTCGTAAAGAAGGATCGCAGGTTTGGCTTATCTTCAACCCTGACGAGTACACCGATTTCATATATCAGAAGTTCGTCGTCAACCCTCCGAGCGATGCGCTGGTCCGCGAGATCAACTGGCAAGAGAACCCATACTTGTCAGAGACGATGCTGGATGTCATCTATGAGTATTACAAGCGCGAGCCGGAATCAGCGATACACGTGTATGGCGGAGCGCCTAAAATGGGCGCCGACAAGTCCGTCATTCCGCTCAAGTACATAATCGCCGCCATCGATGCGCACAAGAAGCTGGGCTGGGAGCCGAGCGGGCAAAAAACAGTCGGTTTCGATGTGGCGGACGACGGACGAGACCTTTGCGCGAACGTCAGCACGCATGGCAATGTCGTCATGTTCGCCGAAGAGTGGAAGGGGCTGGAGGATGAACTGCTCAAGTCGTGTACACGTACATGGAACAACGCTCGTCATTTCGGCGGCGCGATCATCTGGGATTCAATCGGAGTTGGAGCTCACGCTGGCGCGAAGTTCAAGGAGTTGAACGAAGGCAACAATATCGACCTTCGATACGAGCCGTTCAACGCAGGCGGTGGCGTAGAAGACCCGAAAGGCGTGTACATGCGCTTGCCGCATGTGGACATCACAAACGGTGAACACTTCTCGAACATTAAGGCTCAAAAGTGGGACGAGGTTGCGACTCGGTTCCGGAAGACGTACGAGTCGGTGGCGTTGGAAGTGAAGCATCCGTTCGATGAGCTCATAAGCCTGAACTCAGAAACGCTAGGGCCGTCGATGATCAACAAGATTCAAATGGAACTCGCGGCGCCGCACAAAGACGTGGACAAGATGGGCAAGTTCAAGGTGGAGTCGAAAGAGGACTTGCTGGATCGCGGCGTGAAGTCCCCTAACGTGGCGGATGCTTTGATTATGTCCCTGATCCGTCCGAAGCGCTCGTATGCGACGTTCTTTTGACGTCTTCTTCGATTTGAACGGTCACCTTGCAATCCCAAGCGCCGTCCGTTCCGATGAACGCTTCGACTGAACTGGAGATTCCGTCCTTGGTCGAAGCGCTGATTGTTGCCCCGTCTTTAGCTTCCATGCCCTTTCCTATGGAGTGAAAACAAACATAATGCGCTTGGACTGGTCATATCCTTGCGCGATAGCGACGTGATTGAACTGGTCGACCGGGAGAAGTCGGAAGTTCTCATCGAGCGCCCACCAAAGTTTCCAGCCGAGCTTTCGATTGGCCGAATCTGTGTACGAGAAGTACCGGCCGTCTTTTGTTACGGCGTACAGCTTCATCAGTCGGCCGTTCGTTACGTCGCACGTGATGATGTTCCAATCGTCCGGATTGTATGTGATGCCCAGCGGATAGAGATCGAATCCGTATGCGGGATTGCGCCACAACCAGCGGCATCGCAAAAGGAATCGATTGAGGCCAGTCGGAGTTCCGGTGCCGCTGTAGGACCAAGCCCTGCTCCACCAACTCTTCGGCGACTCGTTCGTGAAGTACGCGCCTCGCCAACCTTGATCGACACTGGCGTCGAATGTCTGGAGCCAGCAAAGCCATGTAGGAAAGAATCCGTCAGGTCGAACGAAGGCCAACGCCAGCGGCGTCAACGGCACGGCAATGAGGTAGGTGAAGATAAGACCGACGAACGCAAGGAAAGCGTATCGGAGATAGGCGGTGAAGAGGTTCATTTGTTTCGGCTCCGTGATGAAATAGAAGAATGTTACGAGGAGCCATATCGATGAAGCTGCAGTCTTTATGTGCCCGATCGGTTGGCCGTCTATTATCATGGCGACCAAGACGGCGCACAAAATCGACTCCATGAAAACTCCATCGCTTGGACACCGAAAGTTTACTGGACTTCCGGTGTCTGATGTCCTCAATGGAAGCGATTGAAAAGTAAGATGGTTGCCGCGCCGATGCAAAAACCGATCATGGCTGATATGATCAGATTTACCACAGAAGCGATTTCCAAGCTTCTGTGGTATCTGTCCAATTGGTGAAAAGGAACCTCGGCAATCCGATGCCGTTGGGCTTCAGGCGTATCAATGAATGGGACACGTTTCATATCTCTAAGGCCTCTTGAGCAGAGTCTATGGTTGAGCAGGCCTTGTCGATCGATTTGGCGAGCGCATCGCGACTTCGCTCCGCAACGGTGTTGATGCCGGCCTTCTCGTCTCGACTCGGATCATATCGACCGAGGATGAAATCAGGGCGGCGCTGATTCGGTTGCGGGCACGCGGCAATGATCTTCCACCCTTGGTCCAGATGCGTTTGCAACGCGTCCGTGCAGGCGTCCTCTGCCAGCATAACACTGTTGAAAAGCATCAGCCCCATTCCAGGCGTATAGACTTCGACGCGCTCGTTGAAGTGGGCATTGCCTGTTGCGCCAAATGAGCTTGCGAAAGTCTCCATCTTCGCCGCAAGGTGCTCCATTCGCTCCAGAGTTCGAATGTAGTGATCTTCGGTGATGAACGCCTCCGATACGACCTTGCCCTCTTCGCCAGACAGAACCCAGGTTATGTACTGGTCTCCTGTCATCGTGATGTTTGTCATATTCACATCTGTGGCGTCTTGCACCTTGATGCCAAGGTCGCGCAACTTCTGCTTCCTTTTGGAAATCTTCTCTTCGCCTTCGGAGGCGTAAATGTACCCCAACTGAACAGTGAGAACTCTCATGATTTAGTCATCCAAGCGTTTGGTGATTTCGATTGATTGGCCGGCGCGATATCCGGCCTCCTTAGCGCGCTGCATATGAACATAGTCATCGATCGAGCCAGGCGCTGATACGGATCGAGATTTGCTCTGGTATTTCACTGACCCGAACTCCTCGTCGACCTGCGCCGCCTTGGCCACAACGAGAGAAGTTCCGGTGCCGTGGTAGGTGATCTTCTCTCGTTCGGTCATCATCTCATCGAACTTGATTCGCAACGCCCTTGCAGCGTTAGTTTTGAACTCGGACCCTAGGCGAACGTTGTATCGGCCTGGGTGGTTCTCCTGCATGTACTTCTTACAAAGATGGTCGATATTGTTCAGAAGTCTTTCCAGCATCTGCTTGGCCAACTCGACATCATTCTTGTAGCCTCTGAAGACAACCCTCTTGCCTGTGCTCTTCGTGAATCCTCCGCCAACTTTAGCGTTCTGATTGGCCTTGGATTGCATCTTGTAATCCATCGTCGCCCACTCGCTGACGGCGTGGCAATCGTTGTACTGCGCGATGGCGACAGAAAGGATATCGATGTGGTAAGGCATGGCGCTAAAGGCTCGCGTAACAGCCTCTCTAGCGAACTCCTGGGGCGCCGCTTCGGACACATCATACTCGTCCAGCTGGTGCTTGTCCATAAGCGCCCGTGCACGCTGCGCGGCGATCGCGGCCTCGTTCGGGCTGGAGGCGTCCTGCGCCATGGCCAGAAGCTTAGCGATACGTTCTTTGATCTTGTCGAGATTTTCGCGGGATTCCATTTCTTGTTCCTTTCTGAGAAAGCTGACGGAATTCTCCGCCAGCTTTGTGGAGCGATCAACCGAAAAAGTTGTCAGCGCAAACTGGACCAATGCCGCGAGCCACGCTATCCGGATCAGTCAGATCACGGCCGCAGCAAGAGCACACACCGAACTTCTTGCCGAAAGCTATCGCAGAGTTCTCCGGATCGGCGCAAGCCGCTTCCACCGCATGCTTCATGTCGCCATCGCACTCGCGACTGGCAAAGAACTTTCCATCGGCGATCTTTCCGAGGTAGGTGCCGTCATTCGTCGAATGCTTAACGTACACAGCACCAGCATTCTTGCCGTGATCCGGCGCGCGAGAGAAGCAAAGCTTTACCGCCCCGCCCAACAGGTACATCTTCGGGAATCGCAACCCCTTCGACTTGGCGCGAGCGAACGCGTCCAGGATAGGTTGGATATTCACCGGCGCGGCTGCAGCAACTTGCGCCTCTCGCTGGAGTTCGAGCGCCTTCTGGGCGTCGCCGAATTTCTGCGCGCACTTGAGTGCAGCGGTGATTTGCCCTGGCGTCAACGATCCAAATTTGCGCGCCTTCTCCCGGAGATCGATGGCGAATTGAAACGTGCTGTCTTTCCACCACGCGGCGATGGCTGGATACTCTGACTCGACCTTCGCTAAGTTCTCCTCCAGCTTCCGTTCCTTGCGCTCGGCGGATTTGATCTTGTTGGCGTCGCGCACCGCCTTGGGCGTCTTGAATGTCAAAACTCCTTTTCCGTTGCAAGCGAAGCACTCAGAGCCGTAGTTGGAATACCCGCGATAGGTTCCGGTTCCACCGCACTTACGGCAAGGCTCGCTGTACAGTGTCTCAGCGCGATCGGTCGGCATCCTCTTTTCGAAGCGAGAAGGCTTCTTTCCGACGCGCTCGGCGCCGACTTCACCGACATCGTCGTCTTCCATGTCAGAGAAGAAGTCCGAGGACGAGCGATCGTCTTTACGGGTTGCGAGTTCCATGGCGTTTAGCTCCTTTGTGGATCAAGCGACTACATTGAAGTAAAAGTGGACCTGCTTGTCGATGGCTCGTTGCCCGACTGCCACCGGGAAGAACCGTCCACCCTTCGTCATCATGACGAAGTAGCGCACGTCCGAGAACTTCTTGTCGAAGGCCTTCTTGGCGTTCTCTTCGGTCGCGTAGGTTTTGGACGGCTGGATTTCAAAGAAGTGGTTCATGGCGTTTAGCTCCAATGGGGCCGGGTCGCCCCGGCGTGAAGATCAGTGGGTTTGACCGGCCCAACGCGTGATGCACTCAGCGCGCCAATCATACGAGTCCTTTGCGACATCGTATTGGCTCGGCTCGTAACGACCGACCATCCTCCATTCGCGGTCAATGCGCACTTCCACGAAATAGTGGCTGAGTTGGAAATCGCCGTTGACCGCAACCAGACGTACCAAGTTGCCGTTGCTTGCGACCGTCTTCTCTAATGTGGTGCTGTTCATGGCGTTTAGCTCCGTAAATTCGCGTTGCTCAGATGACGAGTTTCTTAATGGTCGGAAGAGCCGATACCGGCGTTCTGTACGAGGGGCTGAAGGTAAACGAATTTCCGTTCTGCTTTACTACTATTATGTAATTGCTGCCGACTTGAATGCTGACCGTATCTGTAATCTTTACTTCGCCGTCCTCTGACTGATTTGCCTCGGATACGGAAATGGCCTTGATACCTTGCAGTTCGAGGAATTTGGCGACTTGCGCGGCTTTGAAATTCATGGCGTTTAGCTCCGGTTCGTACTTCGTTTCATCACATCTGAGACTCAATTCTGATCCATCTTTCTGGCGCCGTCAACAACTTTGCGACACTATTTTCAACTTTCTGAGTTTCTTCAACGATATCAACAGTTTACTGACTGTCAGGTACATGACTGTGGCCGTACAATACGCGCGATCACACCATATCCCGCGCGCCATGCTCCCAATGATTCTCAAGAAACTGTTCTCGCGCTCGAAGGCGCCCGAAGCCAAGCCGAACGAGGAGCAGCGCCGCGAAGCAATGGCCGTGGACCCATTGGACCCTGTGGCCCGGAGGAGCGGTTCCATGTCGCTTTCCGACTGGGACAGGAAAGAGCCACAGTTTCATGAGATAAGACTCAGAGCGGCCAACGAGTTCCCTGTGTTTGATGGCCTGCCCGGTGACGAAGTCGGTGTGACGACACAAAAGGCGATCGGCGATGCGGCCATGAAGATTCACAACATGGCAATGGACGACGATACCGGAATGCTCAAGCAAGGGCCGTCCGAGTACGCGGTGCCGGCCGGCTTGCAGGCTTGGTACATGTCCCAGTCGTTCATCGGATATCAGGCCTGCGCCATCATCGCGCAGCACTGGCTCGTCGATAAAGCTTGCACGATGGCTGGCGAGGATGCCGCGCGCAATGGCTGGGCGATCAAGGCGCGCGGCGGCGACGATCTTACCGAGGACCAGCACGAAGAGGTGATGGAGGCCGACAAGGCATTCAAGGTAAAGGACAACTTGATCGAGCTCAACCGCTTCAAGAACATCTTCGGCATCCGCGTTGCGATCTTCCAGGTGGAATCTGACGATCCGCTGTATTACGAGAAGCCGTTCAACATCGATGGCGTCGCAAAAGGCTCATACAAAGGCATCTCACAGGTTGACCCGTACTGGATGATGCCTGTGATGACATCCAAGGGCACTAGCGATCCGTCCAGCAAGGACTTCTATGACCCTGAGTTTTGGACGATCAGCGGAAAGAAGTACCACAAGAGTCATCTGGTGATCGTTCGCGGTCCGCAACCTGCCGACATTCTCAAGCCCACTTATATCTTCGGCGGCGTGCCTCTTACGCAACGCATATACGAGCGTGTCTACGCCGCTGAGCGGACCGCGAACGAGGCGCCCTTGATGGCGTTGTCCAAGCGGACGATGGCCATTCACACAGACATGGACCGCGTTGTCGCCAACCAAACGGCATTCGAAAATCGCCTGATGACCTGGATTCGCTATCGCGACAACCATGGCATCAAGGTGCTGGGCAAGGAAGAAGCGATGGAGCAGTTCGACATCAATATGTCGGACTTCGACAGCATCATCATGAACCAGTATCAGCTGGTCGCAGCCATCGCGCGTGTGCCTGCCACCAAGCTCCTTGGGACATCGCCGAAAGGGTTCAACGCCACTGGCGAGTTCGAGATGCGCTCGTATCATGAGGAGCTTGAGAGCATTCAAGAGCACATCATGATGCCGCTGTTGCAACGGCACTATGACCTGATGATGCGTCACCTTGGCCTCGCGACTCAGGTGGAAGTCGTTTGCAACGAAGTCGACTCGATGACGGCGAAGGAGCGCGCTGAGCTCAACGATCTGAAGGCGAAGACGGCCGAAACGCTCATCAACAATGGGACAATTTCGCCTGATGAAGACCGCAAGCGCATTCGTGAGGACGATAAGAGCGGTTACAATCAGTTGACGGACGCGGATGCCGAGACCAAGCCTGGACTCTCTCCCGAGAATCTTGCAGAATTCCAGAAGGCCGGCGCGCAGCAAGAGAAAGGGAACGCTGCGGAGTTAACGGCAGGAGAGAAGACGGGCGAACAGACCGCGCCAGTCACAAAAGACCCTGAAGAGGACACATTGGCTGGAGGCCAGACGGCCTCGCGATCGACGCTGCAAGCATTGATCCCAGCCATCTTGCACGGTCTCATAAAAGGCAACGAGCAGGACCAACCGGCAGACCCGATTCAGGCTGCGCTTCTTCTGCTCCTCCATAGTATAATCGGCAAGAAAGATCAAGAGGCTTTGGAGCACGTCGATCCTCCGATCAGAGGCACGGCCCCTGGGACGCGCGGCATCGATCCATCAGTCGGTGGGATTCACAATGTTGTCGGAAAGGTCCAGGATTGGAACCCGGCAAAGCTGCCTAAGCTGCGCGTTGGCGGTCTGAATCTCGTCATCGAAAACCCACGCGGCACGATCCGCAAGGGAATGGATATGGACGGCAAGGAATGGCGAGTTAAGATGCCGCACCATTATGGATTCATCAAAGGGTACGATGGCGCAGACGGTGATGAGGTGGACTGCTTCGTTGGCCCGAATCCGAGATCGAGCAGCGTATTCGTCGTGAGCCAAAACGATTCACAAGGCGAGTTTGACGAGTACAAGTGCATGCTCGGATTCGACACCGAAGAAGAGGCAAAAAGGGCATATGATGAATCGTTCACACGCGATTGGGACGGATTTGGATCGATCCAGAGTATGTCCATGGACGACTTCAAGAATTGGCTCGAAGCCGGAGAGGCAGCGCGTGCCGCTGAACAAGTGAAGTGAATATGATCACCAAATACATAGCAGTCGCCATTGTGGCCGTCGCCCCGCTTTCTTCCCATGCCGAATCAGGGCTGTGCGATTACATCTTGAAGACGGCCGACATGGCCATTCGAGATAGGAACGCGGGCGTGCCGTTGGCCACGGAATTGAATCGGTTCGCGTTGTATGACGGCGGAATGCTTCGCCTGCCCATGGACATCGTTCAAATGGATCAGGAAGTGATCCGAAAAGTCTATCGGCAAGAGTCCGACGACGTAACGATTAAGCGAGATATCATTCAATCTTGCATGGAGGCGTGAGATGCCACTCTCCAAAGGGACCGGAAAAGAGGCGTTCAGCAAGAACGTCGAGACCGAAATGGCGGCAGGGAAACCTCAAAAGCAGGCCGTCGCCATCGCTTATTCAAAGCAAAGGAAGAATCGAATGAACAAGGATACCGCAAAGCAAGCAATGACCTTGATCCATGCGCTCGACAAGGCCCTTGATGCATGGAATGAGTCATCGCACAAACGCGCAGCCAACGGCCAGTTTGGCTCCGGTGGAGGCAGCAGCGGCAAGTCGGCGCCCAATGCTGGAAAGCAGCCAGATCACTCTTATGTGTCTCCAACAAAGGAGCACAAAAAGGCCATTGAATCGATGTTCACCAAGAATTATCAGAAAGCTCAAAATTCTTCTGGTGAAGGAAATGCTTGGCACCGCGCAGTATCGATGACGGTGAGCCAACTTCGCAAAGCTAATCCTGAGCTCAAAGAAGAACACGCATATCGGCAAGTAAAAGAGACTGTTTCTGACGAGTAATGGCCTTCCAAGCATCCAAGAAACGCGAACGTCGCGCCCGACAACCGCTCGCGCTCGGAAAGCCGATCGGCCCGAGTGCGGCCGTTCGCGTTTGGGCCGAGTCGCAGGTCAACAGCGTCGTAGCCGCGATGCTGGAGGATTATCGCGCTGAGATCAAGAAGGCGCTAGAGAATCCGGAAGTCCAAGAGCACTTCGCCGCCGACGCGGCCGAAACTTCCGTATTCCAGGCCGTACTGAGACGGCTACAGCGCAAGTGGGGAGAAGTGTTTCGAGGATTCAGCGCAAAGTACTCGGAGGAGTTTGTAGAGAAGGTCGACGAACACGCCAAGTCATCCACTTGGTACAGCCTGTCAGCCGCTGGCGTAACGCAGCCCAGATCGACTTACAGCGCGAACGTCGCCAACACGATTCAAGCCGCGAAAGACTTGAACTTTACGTTGGTGACGCGCGTACAGGAAGAAGTACACGAGAAAATCTACACAGCGGTGATGCTTTCGCTCACTTCTCCGAATCCGGAAGAGCAAGGCGCATCCGGCATCCAGAATGCACTGAAAGAAGTCGGAATCACAGCAAAAAAACGCGTTGAGCTAATCACGCGAGATCAGACCAGCAAGATGTACTCCTCTTTGGCTAGCGAACGTCTTCGCCAAAATGGATGCACTCATTTCAAATGGCTCCACTCCAGCGCCGGAAAGACGCCGAGAGAAAGCCATTTAGAAAAGGATGGTGAGATTTTTGAAATCGACGATCCGCGCTTATGGGAAGGCCCGAAAGGTGACCAAGGCCCTCCTGGATGGGCGATCAACTGTCGGTGCAGAATGACGCCTGTATTCGGCTATGCCGATGAGGATGAAGAATAAATGGGAATGAAAGAGACCAACGGGGCCAATCAACCATTATGGAGCATCAAATTGGAACAAGCCAACTCCGTTGCCAGCACAAAGGTCGATGTAATCCGTGAACGGCTAATCGAGGCCATCGAATTCATCGAGGAACTTCCATTCATGAGGCCGCAGTGGTGGTCGCTGGACATCGCGCTCATTCTACTGTTCGTGTGTTTTTGATGTGCGAGTTGGGGGAATTGAGTCAATTGCGGTATTTTCTATTCTCCCTACCTCTCTTCTCTTACTTCTCCTATTTAGAGTTGTAAATAATAGTCAACTACAACTTTCGGTGTTAGAAGTCTTGCGCGGCAAGCCGCACGCTCGGTGGGTTTGAAGTTGGCGCGGCAAAGACATAGGCCCAAACCGCAATTGGACCACGGTGAGTGAATTCGTACACAGAACAAACACACAATACACGCGAAGCACATTTACATCACCGAATCCAGGAATGCCCCAAAGCGCTCGCCAACAAGATCAGAATGGATACCTCCTAATCAGAGGCTGTCCGATTTCGACTTTCGGCATTTTTCAATACAGCGCTGCACAAGTAGGGTTGCCAGGCGATCCAAACCGGATCGTCAACGTATATCGTCCGGAAGCGGCAGTAAGCGATCCTGAGTATGTGAATTCATTCCAAGTCGTGCCGTTGATAAACGACCACGAAATGTTGAGTGGATTCCAAGGCGATGAGAGCGCGACGGCCCCGGAAGAATACGGCATCGACGGCGTTCTTTACGACGTTGGCTACAAGCAGCCTTGGACTCGCGGTGATCTGAAGATTTTCTCGCGTTCGATGCAAGCCGATTTGAACGCTGGTAAGAAGGATTTGTCGCTTGGATACACATGCGACTTCGTTTTGGAATCGGGCACGTTCGATGGTCAGGATTATGAAGTGATCCAGACCAATATGCGCGGCAACCACATCGCGCTCGTTGATATCGGCAGAGTGCCCGGTGCGAAGGTCTTGGACGGAAAGCGTCTTTGCTTTGATAGTCTGAGTTTCTCCACATTTTCTACCAACGGAGGGGCAATCATGCCTAAACCTCGCAGGGCGCTGGACAGCACCGTCGTCCAGCAATTGCAAGCCCAGCTGAAGGCACTGTTGCCCACCTTCGAACAGTTTCTGAGTGAGGAGGCCAGCGAGCCTGCCCATCAGGGCGGCGAGGGTGGTGCTGGTGCCGAAGCTGGTGCAGCAAACGCCGCAGCCAGCGGTGAAGAGCAATCGGCCGTGAATGCAGGCGGCGAAGAAGGCTCGAATGAAACAGGCATCGCCGCCGATCCGAACGCTGCTGAGGCAGGCGGCGAGATGAACGAAGGCGAAGAGGACGGCGAAAACGAAGCCGCCCTGATGGATGCTCTCAAGCAGGTGCAAGATATCTGCGCGAAACTGATGTCCCAGATGGGCGGCGCGCAAGCCGGCGCAGGCGGGGATGAAGGTGGCGAGGGCGGCGAGGGCGGCGCTGAAGGCGGGGAATCGAATGGTGCCGAAGGAACCACGGAGGACACCGTTGAAGGCCTGGCAGGCACGGCCCGCGAAGGTGAGGACGGCGAAGAAGGCGCCGCGCTCGGAGAGGGCGGACAAGGCAGCGCGTCGGAAGGTCCGGCAGCAGGAAAGCACAAAGGTGCTGACGCTGCGCTTCGTTCTTTCTATGCTGACGCTGCTCGTAAGAATCGCCTCTACGACCGGCTGTCTCGTGTGGTTGGAGCATTTGACGGGGCAGTGGATGTCGCGGCTGCAACACATGCTGACATCGCTTCTTACGGGGTGAAGAAACTCGGCATCAAGTGCGCCAAGGGAACTGAGGCGATTGCGCTGGACGCCTATCTCACCGGTGTCGAGAAAGCCTGCAAGTCGAACGCGGTCACCACAACGAAACAACGCGCGCAAGACGCCGCCGCAGCTGCGGTGCCGGTCATCGAAGCGTACTTCAAGGAGTAATTCGCCATGTTGCAAACCACAGTCAATCGCGCTTACACGACCGGCTTCCAAGGTCAAATCGTGCGCGAAGGTCCGACGCGCGGCAAGGTGGCGCGCATTGCTTCGGCCACGATCGGAACCGATCCGGCCGCGTCAACCAACCGCATGTCGCGTGCGTTCGGTTACAGCGCTGACATCAGCATTCCTGGCGGCACGACCGTCGCGGCGCAAGAGGCCTCGGTTGTCGTCGGAGGCCCCACGTTCTTCGGCATCCTCGGTCACCCGGAGCGCTACGCCCTGTTCGGTAGCGCAAGTAGCTCGCTGTCGCCCAGTCTTGATCTTCCGCTCGGCTCTGAAGGCGAGTTCTTCGACATGACCACGGGCATGGTGATCGAGTGCTTCAACAGCACAACCGGCTCGTACACGGCCAACTTCGGCGACCAGCTGTGCTTTTGCCCCGCTGGCGTGTCGACGGCGAACAACCCGCAAGCCATGCCGTACGGTGCGCTGTTCAGCATCGCGGCAGGCGCAGCGGTTCCGACCGGCATGGTCCTGATTCCGAATGCGCGGATCATTAAGACCGTGACGATCGGCGCCTCGTCGGTTGGCTCGCCTGTTTCGGCGCTGACCATCGTTCAACTCACGCAGTAATCTGCGGCGGACAAAAGGAGTCCTTTAACCATGTTGCAACCTACCAAGGCCCGATCGTTCATCGCCGCACGCAAAATGCGTCCGTTGTCGATGGACAGCAAGGACATCACAGCAGCTGCTGTGAAAGAACTCGCTGCCAAGTTTGGTATCGTTTTCGATCACTCCGTCGTGCTGGAACAGGTCCGACTCTTGAACGAAGTCCAGCCGGGTTCCGGCATGGATGCTGCGTTCGTCGCTCCTGCCACCAGCGCATCGCTGCCGACGCCTGTCCAGTTTCTGCAAACCTGGCTCCCAGGGTTCATCAAAGTGATGACGGCCGCACGCAAGATCGACGACATCATCGGCGTGAAGACGATCGGAAGCTGGGAAGATCAGGAAATCGTACAAGGCATCGTCGAGCCGGCAGCGACGGCGACCGAGTACGGCGACTTCACGAACATTCCGCTGGCACTCTGGAATACGAACTTCATCAAGCGTACGATCGTGCGCGGTGAGCTCGGTATCCAGGTCGGTTTGCTGGAAGAAGGTCGCAGCGCAGCGATGCGCCTGTCGTCCGCCGAAACGAAGCGCCAAGGCAGCGCAGTTGGCCTGGAAATCTTCCGCAATGCGGTCGGTTTCTATGGCTGGAACTCCGGCAACAACCTGACGTATGGCTTCTTGAACGATCCGAACCTCCCGGCGTTCATCTCGTCGTCCGTGACGGGCGGCTGGGGTTCGGCCAACGGCACGTTCCAAGCGATCACCGGTGACATCCGTATGGCGATCGTCCAACTCCGCACGCAGTCGCAAGACCAGATCGATCCGGAAAAGGTCGAAATGACGCTGGCGCTGCCCACGGACAAGGTCGATTACCTGTCGGTGACCACCGACTTCGGCGTGTCTGTTCGCGACTGGCTGGAGCAAACGTACGGCAAGATTCGTGTTGTGTCGGCCCCTGAACTCGGCGCCGCCAACTCCGGATCGGACGTTTTCTACCTGTTCGCGGAAGAGATCGACAGCGCGATTGACGGCAGCACGGATGGCGGCGAGACGTTCGCGCAGCTGGTCCAAACGAAGTTCGTCACGCTTGGCGTCGAAAAGCGGGCCAAGTCGTACATCGAAGATTATTCGAACGGCACGGCAGGCACGCTTTGCAAACGGCCCTGGGCCGTGGTGCGCGTCACCGGCATCTAACTCGTCGCAGACACGACGAACCCGAAAGGGGCCGTGCGGAAACGTCCGGCCCCTTTCTCACCATCGATTCCATAGGCTTCAGGGGCCGAACGGAACGTAACTACAAGGACTGAGCACCATGAGCAATGTATACATCCTCTCCACGATGACCAACTCGGTCTCGTATCGTGTCTACCGCACGATTGGCGATTCGCAACCCAGCAAAGGTCCGCGAATTGTTGCGCCGATCAACGAAGAGACGATCACGATCCGTGGTGGCGCCAATCGGCCCAGCACGAAGTCAGGCTTCGGAGATCGCACCGAGGACATCAATGGAAATGTCCTTTGGCACGCTCGCGGCGTGATCACGCCAGTTACCGATGAGCAGTATGAGAAGCTGAAAGAACACTGGTTGTTCCAGAAACACGTCAAAGGCGGATTCCTGGAAGTCGTTGGCGCTCGTGATGCTGGCAGCCATGAGGCCATCAAGAAGGTTACGTCAGCGATGAACAACCAAGACCCGCACGCCCAGCTGACCAAGGACACCGTTGCCCAGCGCATCAAGGTGAAGACGCCTGCCAAGGACATTGCTCAGGAGTGGTAATCCATGCCAGCTTACAATGACGCGAACTTCCGTCAGCTGTTTGTCGCGTTCGCTGATACCACCAAATATCCGACAGCCACTCTTCAGATGTATTGGAACGTCGCGTCGGATTATATCAGCACGGACGACAGCGCTTGCAATATGTTGAACGGCGCGTCATTGCAGCTGGCACTCGATTGCCTTTGCGCGCATCTGGCCACACTATTCTCGCAAGACGCGACGAACGTGGCCGCTGGTGACGCGCCTGGGCAATCGGACGGAATCGAGACGTCATCCTCCATCGGCGCGATCAGCGTGTCGCAGCTGCCTCCGCCGATCGACAACGACCCATGGAAGTACTGGCTGAACCAGACTTCCTATGGGCAGCAGCTGCTTGCGCTTTTGCGCATCAAGTCTGTTGGCGGATTTTACGTTGGAGGCCTCGCCGAGCGCGAAGGATTCCGCAAGGCCGGTGGAGTGTTTTGGTAATGACTACGCCTGGCTCCAATCTCTACCGTCGCGCATCGAAGCTCATACGACAAGGAACGGTGCAATATTACCCGTTCCTGTCGCGCCAGCTGAACGCAGCGCGGCAATGGGCTCCGACTTTCGACACGCCATTCCCGCTGCGATGCAATGTGCAGGCCGTGCCGCGCAATTCGTACTCGGACATGGGGTTGGACTTCAACGCGTTTTATGTGCAGATTTACGCTTCATTGAACATCGTTGATCTTCAGCGCGACTCGTCCGGTGATCGTTTCATTTGGAATGGCGATTGGTATCAAATGAAGGACGGAGAAAGCTGGTTTGAACAAGATGGCTGGGCAACGGCTTTGGCCGTTCGTGTCAAACAAAACGCGTCAGGAGTGTAAATGACGCAAATTGCGCTCACCGACAATCAAGTCATCAACGTCCTTGCGACTTCGCTAGAGACGGCCAGTGCGCAGCTTACTGCGCAATTCGCGGCGATGAATCCGCCAGTCGCGTGGAGCGCAATCACGCTTCAGAAAGATCAACCGAGCCAGCAAGGCGCGCCGACCGGCCCTGCGATCTATTTCGAGAAGCTTTTTGATATGGCGTACGGCTTCCCCATGGTTAGCCGCGTGCATGTCGCTGCTGTCCCTCCGTCGACACAAGGAACGTTTTCATCGACAGAGGCGCAGTGGACTGAAACGACTTTTCAAATATCCGCCCAAGCCATACAAGACCCTGAAAACCTGAGTGTCCCAACGGCATCGGACATAGTAAACTACATGAAGTTGTACATGAGCAGCCGTCCGAATCTGGCTTATCTCAAGGGGCAAGGAATCGGCATTCTGAGACCGGTGCAAATCAGAAACCCGTCTTTTAAAGACGATCGGAATGTTTTCGAATTCAATCCGAGCTTCGATATCGTACTGCAGTACTTGCGCTCAATAACGGCCGTGATTGGCGCCACGAACATTGTGCAAGATCAAGGCCTTTATCCAATTTGATCATGGCTCGCGCTAAGACGCTCGTTGAACGGCACATCGAAGCGCTGAAGGCGTTAAAGGGCAAGTCCGTTGAGGCCGGTTGGTTCGAGACGAATCGATACAAGGCCGGCAAGAAGGGAAATGGCGATGAGATTTCTGAGAAGCTTATCGGCCAGCCAATCGCGAAGATCGCGCGCATACAGGAGTTTGGCGCAACGATAAAGCGTGGCAAAAAGAGCATCGTAATTCCAGCAAGGCCGTTCATGAGATTAGCGCACTCGAACTTCATGAAAAATCGCGCTGGGATTCAAAAGAAAATCGCTCGCGATTTGGTGAGCGGAAAAATTAAACCGGAGCAGGCATTAGGCCAAATCGGCCTCGCCCTGGAAGGTTGCATTGTGGACAGCATCAGGAATGGCGGTTGGGAGCCTAACGCCGAGTCCACGGTGAAAAATAAAGGCTTCGATAAGCCGCTGATTGACTCCTCGCAAATGTGGCAAGGCGTCACCAGCCAAGTGGTTTCTTCAACCTGATGGAGTCCTAACGTGATTTCTCAAAGCCGTTACGTCGATATCGTATCGGGCGTGGGTGCTGGCGCGGCGGTGGCGCAACGGCAGCTGATTCTGCGCTTGATCACCCAAAGCAACCTGTTGCCTCCCGGCCTGGTCGCGCAGTTCGCAAATGCCACTTCAGTCGGCGCATACTTCGGAACGAGTTCTGAAGAATACTTCCGGGCCGTGGCATACTTCTCGTTCATCTCCAAGAACATCACCGCACCGCAACTGATCAGCTTTGCCCGCTGGGTATCCACGGCAATCGCTCCGATGATCGTTGGCGACACGACGACGAACGCAGCATCGAACGCGTTGGCAAACCTCGCAGCGATCACGGCAGGCACGATCACGATCAACGATGGCGCGACGCCGATTCAGTTGACCGGCATCAACCTTTCGACTGCCACCACGCTGACGCAAGTCGCATCGCTGCTCCAAACGGCCTTCCGGCTCAACGCCGATCCGCAGTTGGCCAGTTGCTCGGTCTCGTTCAACACGAACACCAACCAGTTCGTCCTTACCGGGTCGACGCCTGGCAGCGGTACGCTCTCGGCGACGCCTTCCGGCCTCTCCACGGACATCGCGCCGCTTCTGGGCTGGACGACAGGCGGCACGGTCACCGTCGCAGGGCAAGCGGCCGATACGCCCGACGTTGCAGTGTCCAAATCGGTGGCAATCAGCAACAACTTCGGGTCGTTCGCGTATTGCACGCCGAGCACGCCGCTCACCAATACGCAAATCGCGACGATCTCCGCTTGGACCGACAGCCAGAACAACCAGTATATGTACTCTCTGGCCACTCCGCTGTCGAACCTCCAAACGCTCTATGCTCTGATCAAAGGCTACAGCGGCGTCGCGATCAACATTCTGTCGACGACTCAGGCCAACGATTACATCGAGCAATCGCCTTGCGAAATCCTCGCGGCGACGAACTACAACAATCCGGCCGCGTCGCAGAACTACATGTTCTATCAGTTTGCGAAGCGCAACATCACCGTTACGGATGACACAACTGCTGATACGGTGGACGCGTCGCGTGGAAACTACATCGGCGTGACACAAAGTGCCGGACAGCAACTGGCATTTTACCAGCGTGGCGTGCTGTGTGGCGGATCGCAAGCAGCGGTGGACATGAACACGTTTGCGAACGAGATGTGGCTCAAGTCTTCGTTCAGCACCGCGTTCCTTTCGCTGTTCTTGAATGTTCCTGAAGTGCCTGCTGATCCGGAAGGCGCGGCGATGCTTCTGGGCCAGATGCAGCCGACGATCGAGTTGGCAAAAACCAACGGCGTCATCGCAAAAGGCAAGGCCCTGACCCAGACGCAACAAACGACGATCTCCCAGATCGCCCGCGATCCGACTGCATGGCGCCAAGTCCAGACGTTGGGCTACTGGGTGAACATCACCTTCACGCAGCAAACGAACGCGAACAGCGGCTTGCAAGAATATGTCGCCAATTACCAGTTCGTCTATGCGAAGTCGGACGCGATCCGCCAAGTAATCGGCAGCGACGTGATGATCTAAGCCGGCAGCGCGGCAGGAGCCTTGAGTGTATGAGACACCTGCCGCGCTAGTAAAATCAGGACATTCTTTGGAGCGATAAATGTCGCAAGATATTTCAGTCTTTGGCTTGCAAGGAAACATCGTTGCAAGCAAAACGTTTCCGAATGGATTCACCGTTTCTGCATTCGCAGACGATGCTGATCCGCTCGATTCGCCCGACATCGATCTTGCCGACATGGCAATCGGGCCGAATGGCGACACGACTTGCTGGTCGCGTCCGCAACTGATCGAGATCGTCATCAATGTGATCCCGCAATCGCAAGATGATCTGAACCTGACCGCTTTGGCCGATGCCAACCGCGTCGCCAAGAATAAGTCATCGGCTCGCGATTCGATCACGATCATCTGGACGTATCCGAATGGGATGACTGTGACGGCATCGGACGGAAAGTTGGTGACCGGAAACGTTGTTCAGTCCGGCAACTCCGCAGGCAAAACGAAGTCGAAGCGGTATGCATTCCGATTCGGTCAAGTTACGCGACGCACGCCGCAGGCAACCTAATGCTCGCAATTCCGCTATCGCAAATAGCGAATCAGTCGGTTGAGTTCAATGCAGACGGAGTGCTCTGGTCCATTAAAGTGTACCAGAGCATAAATTTTGTCTGCGCTGACGTAAGCCGTTCCATCCTTCCGTCCGATCCAGACGGAACGACAGGCCCTGTGCCTCTCGTGAATGGAATTCGATGCTTTGGCGGAATTCCTCTTTTGCAATACGCTTGGCAGTATGAGCCGAACTTGGGCAACTTCATTTTCGACTCGGACGCTGATTGGACTAACTTCGGCGCCACTTGCCAGTTGTATTACCTTGAGCAGGATGAGATTTCTGAATTCTTGGCGGCGCTGCAAGCGGGAGTTATTTGATGGCCACGCAAACGCTTCAATGCAACGAGAACAATGATCTTTACTTGCCTGACGGCCGGAATCTTGTGATGCTGTCGGGCGCGGCTGCATGCGCTCAGAACTTAACTCAAAAAGCATTGATGCGACTGGGCGAGAATCAATACAACGTCAACGATGGAGTTGATTATTTCGGAACGATTTTCACGCCGCAGGCGGATTACGATGCTGCGCGGAAATCGCTTTCGACAAATCTTCTTGAGTGCCCTGACACCGTCATGATCGAATCGCTTACGATAACGATTGATGGCGACTCATTTAACTATGAGGCGGACATTCACACGGTTTATGGACCGATCAACACTAATGGAGCCTCCAATGCTTGATGGAACCAAAGTGGCGCACGGCGTCATCCACTTCGAAGTCAGCAAAAAGCAGCCGCAACCGTCGTCCATCTTCGTCTCGCCCGTGGACAATCCGGCCAATTACGTCCGACACGTATCTATGGGCATCGAGCCTCCGCCCCCTGTCGTTCAATACGATACATCGACTGCTCCGGCTGAATCGGAGCAAAAAGAAAGCGAACAAGAGTAAGGCTCGTCCATGATCGACATCAGCGCATTTGGGACTGGGATAAACATAGTGGCGACCACGAGTTTCCCCTATGGGTTTCCATTGTCTCAATTCGCTGATGACGAAGACCCGATTTCGATCGAAGACCTGGAGGTAAGCGGATTCGAGAAGCTTTACGATGGAAGCATCTTCACGTTTGACAAAACGTCACCAGTGCTGCTGTCCGTAGGCGTAATGCCGAATACGGACGACGATGCAAACCTGAAGATACTTATGCAGATGCGGAAGAGTTCGCAGCACGTTCTGCCGCTCCCTGACACAACTTCGATGGTCATAACGTATCCGGACGGCGGGCGCGTCATCCTGTCGAATGGCACCATTCTGAAGGGCGCCATTGCGGACTCAATCACCGCACAAGGACGAAAAAAGGGCAACGTCTATCATTTCGTATTCGGCACATTTGCCGGTGCCCAATCCGCTTCGCAAGTCGCGGCCGGCATAGTCCAAAATCTACTCAGCGTGATATAAACGATGGCGCAGACGATCCTCTCCAGTCTGCTATCGCCATCCTCTCTGTCGAT